TTAACCCATTAGTGCCGAATCGATCATATGTGATCGATGATGTTTGGTGACTTATAACAAGGCTAAAATGATAGTGGGAGTCCTATGTTTCAGTTAAATCTATAGGATGCCAATTTCTTTAGAGGATAAAAGCTACGAAAAAGATTTTACAATTATATTTTTCATGTTTTTACTTCAGGAACCTGTTGAACTTAAGCCAAAACTTCCTTTTCTTTCTACCCAGGCCTAACTTTTTTGTTATAATTTTTGTCTTCAGGGTCCAAATAATTATTAAAATTAATGTTTTGAATAGACCCCTCGTTTATAATAATTTCATTTTTTAAATCTTCAGACCAAATTCCAATCTTTTCAAAATCATTTATTAAATATTTGTTAACAATCATAATTTCACCACCTACAACTCTTCTGTTAAATAGTGCAGAATGTGCGGGTTCGGTCATTTCAAATGAACCTGTAATTTTAGCAGAAGATGCAACTGGCATTTGAGCGGTAAATAAAGAATTACATACTCCGTACTTTCCTACATTTTCTTTTAATGTTTTCCAATCCCACATTCCTGATAAATTATCTTCTTTTAACCCCCACATGTCGTATTGAAATACTCCTTTTGACATTGGTGAGTCATTAAAAAATTCATACGGTTTGTATTTATCTTCGATACAAAGTTGGTTACTTTCATAAATTGCTGCGTAATAAATTGTTTCAAAAATTTCTTTGTTTAATTTTTTTGCTTCTTCTGATGTGAAGATATAATCCATTAAATAAAATACATCCGCTAATCCTTGAGTGCCAATTGCAATTGCTCTTTGTTCAAGACCTCCTTTCAACCCTTTTTGTGTTGAGTAGTTGTTAATATTTATAACTTTATTTAGTGCTCTAACAACTTTTCTTACTTCGTTAAATAATTTTTCAAAATCAAATTTATTTCCATTTACAAAGTTTTTTAACACTATCGAGGATAAAGTACAAATCGCTGTAGTGTTTTCATCTGTATATTGATAGATTTCATTACAAAGGTTTGATTGTTTAATCACTCCAATATTTTGGTGATTTGTTTTTTTATTTGCATTGTCTTTCGAACATAAATAAGGAACCCCTGTTTCTACTTGAGATTCTATTATTTTAGTCCAAATACTTTGGGCTGGAACTTTTTTACCTAACTTTAAGTTAACCGCTTTATTATAGACTTCCTCGTATTCATTACCATAACATTCTTGTAATGGTTTTAAACCTGCTTTTTTTATGTCGTTAGGGCAAAATAAATACCAATCACTATTATTTTTGACAGCTCTCATAAAATTGTCAGGAATCCAAAGAGCGGTAAATAAATCACGAGCTCTTAATTCTTCTGCTCCTGTATTTTTTTTGATATCCAATAAGTCAAATATATCTTTGTGCCATGGTTCTAAATAAATTGCAGCAGACCCCGGTCGTCTTCCTTGTTGATTGAAAAATCTTAAAGACTCATTTACAATTTTAAGATATTTTAATAATCCGCCAGCAAATCCGCCTGAAGATGAAATTCTACTTTCTTTACTTCTAATGTTTGACATTGATAAACCAATTCCGGCGGCATCAGAAGAAAAAGTAGATATATCATTTAAGGTACCTAACAACCCTTGTCTAGAATCAGAATCATTATAGTGTAAAACACAAGAGGCCAATTGTGGTGATTTTGTTCCTGAATTTATCATTATAGGAGTTGCTTTTGAAATTAGTTGGTTTGACAGTGATTTGTAATATTCAACAGCATCTTCAAAAGTGTCTGTAACCCAAAGGGCAACTCTCATATACATGTGTTGTGGTCTTTCTATTACTTTACCATTAGGTTTTTTTAACAAATACATTTCTTGTAGTGACCTCCAAGCAAAATAATCAAAATTGTAATCGTTGTCATGATTAATTACACCATCAATTAAATTTTCACCATATTTATCAATTTTTTTAATTAATTCATCATGTATTATTCCGTATGAATGTAACTCTTTCATTGTTTCACAAAAACTGTCCAACGTTTCTTTATGATAAGATGAAATGGCAACAGAAGATGCTAGTCTTGAATAATCGTGATGACTACCTGTATATGATGCGGCAATTTCATAAATTAATTTATCTAGCTCTTTTGTTGTTACTTCACCTTCAGTTGGTACTGATGTAATCACTTTAATAAAAATTTCATCAGAGTTAACATTCAATCCTTTTGCCGAACGTTTGACTCTACTATAAATTTTTTGTGGATTAAAGGACGCGTTTTCTTCGTCTCTTTTAATAATTTTTAATGACATAATTTATAATTTAAAAATCTTCAGTGAATGTTATAGTTTCGTTTAACTTAGCTTTTTGATATTCCATTGTTCTTGATTCAAAAAAGTTTCCTTTGGTCTCAACTGCAATTTGTTCCATAAATTTGAATGGTTGCTCAACATTAAATTCTTTACTACAGCCCATCTTAACCAATAAACCATCAACAACAAACTCTAAATATTGTTTCATTAAATTAGAATTCATTCCAATTAACGACACTGGAAGTGATTCGGTAATAAATTCTTTTTCAATTTCTAAGGCGGAAAGCAAAATTTCTTTAATCCGTTTTTCTGATGGTTTTTTTTCCAAGTGGTTATTTAATAAATGAATCGCAAAGTCACAATGTAAGTTCTCATCTTTAAAGATAAGTGAATTGGCGTTACACAAACCTTGCATAATACCTCTTGATTTCATCCAAAAAATAGAACAAAATGAACCTGAAAAGAAAATACCTTCTACTGCCGCAAATGCAACTAATCTTTCTGCAAACGATGCGTTTTCAATCCAGTCAAGAGCCCATTTAGCTTTCTTTTGAACTGCAGGTAATCTATCAATCGCATTGAAACACTCGTCTTTTTCTTTTGCGTTTGAAATGTAAGTATCAATCAACAACGAATACATTAATGAATGAATGTTTTCCATAGCAAGTTGGAATCCGTAGAAAAATTTAGCTTCGGGATATTGAACTTCTCTATAAAAGTTTTCTGCCAAATTTTCATTTACAATACCATCTGACGCCGCAAAAAATGACAATACATTTTTAATAAAGAATTTTTCATTTTCTGTCAAATTTTCCCAATCTCTAATGTCATTTGTCAAATCGACTTCTTCTGCAGTCCAAAAAGCTGCTTGGTGTTGTTTGTAAAATTCCCATATATCATTATGTTCAATTGGGAAGATTACAAACCGACCAGGATTTTCTGTTAATATTTTTTCCATAATTTTTAATTAATTTAAGATTGTTGTTCTTTTTGCTTTTTCTTTTCTAAAAGCTCTTTGATTCTATTTTTATTTCTTTCTTCTTTTTGTTCTTCCAAACCTAAGAAAGTCATGCTTTGTTCTGTATCTATTTCTAACATCCCATTGTCAAATTTACAATTTTCAAAAACAACGCCGTCTTTACCAATTCTTGATTTTGTAATTGCGATTGTTGCTAAATTCATTTCTTTTTGTTGTAAACTTTTAGCGACGGTAATAATAACATGACCCACTTGTGCCTTTTTGATAGACCCACCCATTTGGTCTGTTGTAACCACATCTGATGAAATTGAGTTACGATTTCCTTGAGTTGCGGTCCATCCTACAATGTCCAACTCATGACACATTGCTTCAAAACCTCTCATTACTGACCCTTCACTCTTCCACTCGTCTCCTAACATTTTGTCAGGCACAACACAGTCAATGTAATCTAAAATAATCATATCAACTTTTGTTCCTTCGGCAATCATTTTTCTAACTTGATTTTTAATTTGATTTATAGTCACAGTATCGGAAGGTAGTTTTTTTATAATTAACTTATTTTTCATAGTTTCTTTAATGTATTTAACCTTTGCCATAACTTCATCTTTATTTTCAGACATATCATCAGGATGAATACCTGTCCAAAGTGTAAAATGTTTTCTTTGAATAATTTTGGGATTGTCTTCAAAAAATATTTGTAAAACATTGTACCCTAAGTTAAATGCGTGATTTGCAATTTTAGTGGTGAAAGTTGACTTACCAACACCAGTAGGCGCCAAAATAACACCAATTTCACCCTTAGCTAAACCACCTTTTAATAGATTGTCAATACCAGAAACTCCAATTGGTATTGGGTGCCTGTAATCTTCATTTAATACCTCATCAAGATTGAAAAAAACGTCGCTTGTTCCCTTATCAACCTCACCAACTTGTAATGCTCCTCTTACCATTTCCTCCAAGTAGTCATAACTTTCAAAATCACCTTTATCAATAATTGATTGAGCTTTGGTCATAACCTTCTGTAATTCTTGTTGTTTACAGAATTTTAATGACTTTTCTTGAACAAATAATGAACCGTCATCAGAAACATCTTTAACTTGTTTTAATGTATCCAAAACACTTTTTTGAGCCATTGGGGAAGATATTTCTGACTTTGTAAGTTGTTCTAACGTATCAAATGTTGGGGTGTGCTCATACTTTGAATAAAACTCCTTAATCATTTGACAAATAATACGAAAATATTGGTTGTCAAAATAGTGCGGGTCAATAACTTCAAGAATGGAATTTGAAAAATCTTTATATAAAATAATATTGTTTAGTAGTTGAATTTGAAAAGTATTTCCTAAGTACCCAAAGTTTTTTTTGTCTGACATAATCTGTATTTTTTTTGTTTCTATATAATAAATATGATTAAGCTAACGAATAATTGAGGTAGTTATAAGATAAATTTTTATCTGAAAAAATGTCAGTTAAATCTTTCAATATAGTTTTTATTGTTGGTCGTACATCCAGGGTATATCTGGCCTTTGGTGGGTATACCTTGGCGTCAATAATGGTATGACAAATTGTCTCATTTCCAATTCGAATAATCAAATTAAAAACTTCAGGACCGTTAGTATTTGAGGTGTCTAAAATAGATGGGTCTTCTTCAATTTGGAATTTATTTTCTAACATATAGAAAACTGACTTGTTTCTAAGTTTGGTTTTTAAATTTTCCGACAATGATTTCATGTAGTTCAATAACTCAATACTATTTTTAGCTTTTTGGTTTATGTTTCTTACATTAAAAAAACGTTGTACGACAAAGTTGTCATTTAATGTAATTAGAAATTCAACTTTAGTAATTTCCTGATTTTCTTTCATAATTTTAATTTTTTGTTTTAAATTTTGTTTTTTCTTTTCTTGTTAACTTTAAAAATGGTTTTAAAAAATAAATCCAATTATCATCTGTTTTAGGTAAGTACTTAAATAAACCATCTTCCATCATCATACGAATTAGATTTTTGTATCCCCTTCCATTAGGGTCTAATGATTCTGAATAGTACAAACTAACTAAATCTTTACCTTCTTGATTTATTAGTGGTTCATTTAAATCAATTAGTTTTTTATTAATCACATAATACTCATCACCAAATACGCCTTCTTTTGTTCTACCAGACAAAAGATTTTGTAATGATTTATTGTCTTTATTTTCTTTGAGGAGTTCTTTACCTTTTGATAAAATATCAGATAATTGTACTTCTTTTTCAAGTAGTTCAGGAAAAAACTTAATTAAAGTCTTTTCACCTAAATAAAAAATACCGTCAATATTATCGGATGAATCACCTGTAAGGATTTTAATTGTTTTGACATTATAATGTGGAACTTCAAAATCGCTTATTTTGATTGTGTCCCCCATATTATAATATTTTTTTGTGGATGGTGAATAGATAGAAACCTTTTCAGATATAAGTTGTGTAAGGTCTCTATCACTTGAAAAAATTGTTTTATTCTCGTCTTCAGAAATTTGACAGTAATATGCAATTAAATCATCTGCTTCTGAATTTTCAACTTCAAGTTGTCTAACAAACATCTCCTCAAGATATTGTTTAACTCGTTGTTTTTGTTCTTCATAAGAATCTTGTTTAATCTCATTAGAAAGGTCCCTACGATTTAACTTATACTTGGGGTATATCAACCTTCTTTGTGATGAGTTCGTGTCACTATCCCAAAATACTACAACTTTATTATAGTTGTTCACCTCTAAAAACTTTCTTAAAGTATTTAAAAAGTGCCAAATGGCCCCAATATGTTTTTCTTTGTGAAAATAATCTTTCACACCATGAAAACCAATTTTCATCAAATTGTTTCCATCAACCAATAAGGTTTTTGTCACTTTTTCGTTTTTAATTGTTACTACTCTACTTCTTCTTTTTCTGATTTCAAATCAAAGTCACCATCAACTCCGATTATTTCCTTCCAATATTCAGCATAATCTTTTTTGTATTGTTCAATTGATGCTTTTTCTTCGGAAGCTTCTTTTCCCGGTAAAAAACCATGTGGTGTTACAATAATTTTTCCATCTTCAAAACCAAGTCCGTTGATGTGGTTTTTCATAACAGACACCTTAGTTCTTGATGCAAACTTCACAGTTCTCTTATCTTTAGTTGCTGTAATTTTTGTAGTACCAGCCCCTTTTTGATTTCCAAATAAAAATACTAATGAAGAGTTTAACCAAATTGCTTCACCACCTTTTGCTTTAATTTTAGGTTGTCCGAATGGATTGTCAGGTAATTCAACCCAAGGTTGATTAACAATAATTAGTGTGTTTTCGTATTTAGAATCCGCTTTGCGTGAACCTGAAATACGTTGGTTAATACCCATACCAATCTTATCGGCTAAAACACTCGCATTGTGTTGTTTACCTCCTTTACCTTCATAAGTCATTTTACAAGGAACAGAACCAACTGAGTCCCACATAATACATAGTGAATAATCTAAATCACCTTTTTCTTGAGCATCTAATAGTTCATTGATATAGTCGGTGATTTGTTCGATATAATCGAAGTTATTATTAAATATATAAAACCCGTCCCACTCCAATTCACCAGTTTCTGTATCAACAACTTCTTCGCACACAAATCCCATTAACTTGGCATGCTCAAAAGACCATTTTTGTTCGGTGATAATAAATACCGGTAAAATACCTTTCTTTTGGGCATCAACCGCAGTCTTAACTAATGCTGTAGTTTTGCCTGTATCTGAATGTCCTAAAAACATATTAATATGACCCATAGCCGGTCCGGGTAAACCAACCGCATCCAAAAACGGAGCCCCAAGGTCAAAAAATCTCTGTGGTTTGTATTTTGCAGAAGTGGAAAACTTTTTTTTCAAAGACCCAAAGTCATTTTTCTTAATAGCCATTACAGTTCGTAAATTTTAAAGTTTTTAATAGTCTCTAACTTGTCATTCGCGTTAGTCAGTCGTTCAACTAAGTTATCCATTTCTTCGGTGTGTTGTGGATGCTCACCTATCCCTACAGGATTTGTAAAATATATATATAATCTCGCTTCTGCATCTGCAATTTCTGACTCATATTTTTTTACAAGAGCATCTTTCAATTTTTCTGCTAAAAATGTGTTCATTTTTTTAATTTTTTAAAGTTAATAAAAATCGGGCTTAGGTCGAAGCCCGATTATGTTTGTTTGATTTAGAATGGTAAATCTTCTGTTGGTTCTTCATCTGCTTGTGGGTCAACCATGGGGGTGTTTTCTTGTTTTGCGCCTCCAAGTGAAATTTCAGCTTCTTCTCCATATACATATTTTTTTAGTTCTGTATTCCAAATAGGAGTTTCACCAAGTGCAACGGCCTCTAAATATTCTACAGGTTTTTTTGAATACACATCATTCCAAGTTAGCTCATCTTGTAACCACCCTTCCATAATACTTTTATCAGTATGTAAAACCTGTGGGTCGTCGTACATAATTGTTTGAATAACGGTGTACTCTTTTCCTTGTGGTGTTTTTGCTCTTGTAAGTTCAATGATTAAATCACGACCTTTATCAGGGTCAGTAACATCACCTTTAGCCTTCCAAATAGGAAGAATTTTGTCTAAGACACCTTCTTGTTTGTAGTTGTGTTTAAATCTCCAAAACTTAACACCATCTTGTTCATTGTCACGGTCAATAACTTTAACAATGTAAAATAAACGTGAACGGTATTGTGATGCCAATTCTTTATCTTCTTTTTTACCTGTTGAAATTAGTTCGTTATAAACTTCAGTTAATGGTGAGCGGTCGTTGTCGTTTTTGTCAGGGTCATACAACTTAACCCACTGTCCGTTTACTTGGATTTCATGGTACCAAACTTCAACAAATGGTGATGAACCATCTTTTGTAGGTAAGATACGAATTCTTCGTGATGCGGATTTTTCATTCTTTTGAAGAATTGCAGAAAAATATTTTTTTAATCTGTCTTCTTGAGAAATGTTTGTTTTTTGTGAACTCGATGATGTTGAGTTCTTTTCGTACTGCGCAAGTACTGAATTTAATACTGAATTTGTCATAAATAATTTTTTAATTTTACTCTTTTATCTTTATGAAAAGATAAGTTAAAATTATATTTTGTCAAATAAAAAAGGGAAGATAATTCTTCCCTGAAAATTACAATTATGAAAAGTTATTAGTAAGTATTTTCATCTTCATCTTGGTCAAAAATACCAAATGTTTTTTTCACTTCATTTGGCGAGTAGTTTTCAACCTCGTCTGATGTTAAAATATATTCTTCTTTACCTTGTTTTTTGAAGTCTTCTTTTTTGTCATCGAAATAATCTGTCAACTTTTGATTGTAAGGGTAAGAATCAAGTGAACGTAACATCAATTTTTCTTCAGGAGACTTTGGTCTATTTTTTTCTACTTTACTTTCAATTGAGTTTATTTTTGACATTATTTGGTCCATTTGATTCAATTTTGTTTCTAAATCATTTAATTTAGAAAACATACTATCCATGAATTCTTCTTGTTTAGTTTTAATTTCTTCTTGAGTTGTTACTAAATCTGTAATATCTATTTCTTCAGTTTCGTCTTCTTCATCTTTTTTTGTATCAACTTCTTCGACATCAGGGTCAGAATCAACATCTACAGGTTCTGGTATTGCGTCAGCTCCTCCTGCGTCAGGCGCTGGTGGTGCTCCTCCTGCGTCAGGCGCTGGTGGTGCTCCTCCTGCGTCAGGCGCTGGTGGTGCTCCTCCTGCGTCAGGTGCTGGTGGTGCTCCTCCTGCGTCAGGTGCTGGTGGTGCAATATCTTGTTCATTGATATATTTTGTAATTTGGTTAAAACGTTTTAACTCTGCTAAAATTTGTTTTTCTATACTCATTTTTTATCCATTTAATAGTGTTTTAACTCCTTGTGGGGTTTCGACTTTTAATGTTCTGTTTGTTTTCATGGTATTATCAACTCTTTCAATTAAACCATCTTTCATTCTAATTGTGTAACAATCACCAGTGTCTAAATCACAAACTTCCTGATACCCATTCCCTTTATCTCTTTGTGTAATTTTAGTATCTTTTCTAAGATAATTATCTAATAACATTTTTATTTCCATAGTTTTTTTTATATAAATATTATGTTATGGGAAAAATATACCATAACTATTTTTAAATAACCCAAAATATCTATTATAAATATCTTGTATATCAGGGAAAGACGAATTTACTTTATCATTTTTTCTATCTATAAAATCATTAGTAGTACTTGGTAAATTAGTATATAAACCTACTCCGCCACCTGAACTAACAAATCTTCCTTCGAACCAAAACAAAGTAAATAAAGTGTAGGCTTCTGCATATTTTTCAACATCTGTGGTATTTGTACTGAAAGTTTTCAATTGTTCTATAATTGGTAAAAAACTTTGTACTTGAGCATGTACAAACTGTGTTGGTACTACAAAGTCAGAAAACGAAGCGTAAGGTCTAGATGATGTATCATTTTCTAAAGCCGTTGTTAAACAAACTTGTTGAGATATAAGTGCATTTAAATCTGCTGTGTAGTTATTCGAAGTTGATATTTCATATAGATTATAATTTGGTGGGCTACAAACAACTTGGTCAACTTTATTGTTTATTCTAGAAAATGCAATACCAAAATAGAGAGGTCGTAGTTTTTCTTGGGCTACCGGAATATTTGTTGTTAGTAAAGTTTTTAAATCTTCAACTGTTATTGGTGTTATATTAATTCCAACAAATGGTGTAGTTGTAAACGTTGTTGCAGAAAGACAAATATTTTCAGGACTTTGTAAAGACCCAGGTTGAACTGTACCTTGTTGTGTATTTACATTTGTTATTGGTTCTGTTGTTTTAATTTCTTTTAATATTAGTTCTTTGTATGCGTTTACATAATTTTGATTTACCGTATCTATTAAACTATTAGGTTGTGGTAAACTATATCTTGATATTCTTGGACCTGAAATTGTTGTGGAAAATTCAGTCTTTCTAATGCTGTGTTTTATAGATAAAACCATATATGGACCATAAAATAAAGGCACATGTCTTAAGTTGAAGTACATAGTAGGTTGTATCATGGCATTACCCATCATTTCAATACTAACGTTATAACTTCTACTTTTATATATACTATAAAGTGAAACGGTTTGTTGTGCGACTTTGTCTCCTGATACTGATGCTCCTAGTTGTGCAAAAATTTTATTTGATTCGGCAGTATTTTTCTTTTCAGACATATCTACTGAAACACTTTTGAAAATACTTTGGTTTTGAGTTCCGTAATCAACACTAAACCCTACTACTCTATTTTTTTTTGAGTAGTCTTCCTCTGGATTAGAAGGTACCCTTAACGGGTTGTCTGAAGATTTTCTTATATCAAATGTATCACTTGCAAATTTTGAAAATGAAGAATTGTTTGCAACAAACTCTGACGGTTTACCTGTATAAAGTAATAAAAATTTTGGGGACGCCTTTAAATAATCAACATCCAAAAAAGTCCCAAACAATGTTTCAGTCGCATCAACAGGTATTGGTGTACTTTTTGCCACCGCCTGCTGTATACCATAAAAATTAACGTATGCTGGTAAAGCAAAGAAAATCATGTTGTTTTGCGAACATATTTGAGATATTAATGATAAATAATTTTGGTTGTCGTTTGATTTTAAATAACCTTTGATTTTTTCTAAGTCAATGGTAAACTCATCACCAATATCTCTACCAGCCTTGTCTTGAAATAAAAAATCTTCAAATATTGTTCTATTTAAAAAATCAGTACCTGAAATCCACTTATCATTCATTGTTTTTAAAATGGAATATGTATCTAACTTATTAACATTACCTGAAGTTGTATTTTTAATAGGCGCTACATTGGTTGCAACTGTAGGTAAATCGGTATTGAGTTTAGCAAAAGTTTGTGATAAATTTTCAGAATTGAAATTTTGTTGTTGTAATAAAAAATTATTAATTGCTTGTTGAAACTTTACTTTATTTAAAGTTGCATCTTCAGCTTTTTGTTTTGCAAATAATCTAATTATCGGAAACAACGCTTCAATGTTTGCCTCTGTAAACTCAATATCCATTCCATTATTTGCTGTAAAAAAGTCTGTGATTACACTTCCTGCGTCTGTATATTGAAAAGGTGTTTGGTTAAAAACTCCTACATATTTTCTAAGAGCGTTCCAAGCATCTCTGTTGTTTGCAATACTTATCGCTAATGTAGGTGAACCAATTGTTCCGTCACCAGGTAATGAACCGGAAATATATGGATTAAGAGTCAAAGGGTTCAAAGGTCGTAGTGTAGGGTTGTTACTTATATAATTAAAAACTCTTCGTTTAAAATTACCAGGATTTCCCATTTTAAGAACACATTCAAAATTTAAAAAATCTACCACTTTTGGAAAAAAGTTAGATATTTGTTTTTCAGCCAAAAGTAAACCATCTTGTGATTCATCATTTAGTAATGTG